CTACTTGAACAGGTCCCAAACCTTAGCCAGGAATCCTCTGTCTTCATAGCGCCTTAACTTCTGCTGCAGATTATGGATTTCATCCTCCAGCACTTTTATCTTATCACTATCCGAGATATTGGTATTGCGGAAGTACAAGGCGTTTATCCCCTTGATGGCATCCGTCGGCGTCAGCCAGGTTTCACTGGCTACCTTGGCGGCATAATGCATATCATAGGCATGCCCTAGTGCCAGCGTCACAGGTGTTTCACTTTTGGCAATCGCTTCGATTACCGCCGGATGATAAAAGGGCGTAAAGTCCACCCTGTCCCCGCCGCCGCGCACGATACAGATGAAATCGTATTTATCCGCTTCGTCATTTATCGCTTGAATGGTTTGCACGATTTCCTCTGGGGAACTTATGGTGATATCATAGGATTTTATGCTGTAATTGCCCTTGCGCAAGGCGTAAAAGTCAGCCTTGCCGGCACTGCCGCCAGCGGTAATCAAAGCCATCCGATTTTCTGTGATTTTGATTTCCGGCGGTGCCGTTGCTGACCATTCATCCTTGTACTCCGCCTGCCACTGCTTGAGCTGATTTATCCACTCAGATTCCCGTGCCTCGCCGTTTTCCAGACGGGACAGGCCGATATACTCCGCCTTGATTTGAAATTCGTTCTTGCGCTCATGCCAAATCTGCAGGCTGCCGCGAACATCCACCACCGCACCTTCGACGATCGCATCCCGGTCAGCAATTTCAATATGTGCCGGTATCCAGACGGAAAGTTTCTTCTTTTCCTCGATGCCGCAGGTCATGATCATAAAGGTCTTTTTCTCATTTATGTAGTGGACGGTTCCATATAGCGTACGGACTTCCTTGAGTTCATCCCCTAATTCCACGTTGTCGTATAGCAAATCCAGATAATCATCCATGGGGATGGGCCTTCGCTTATTGTATTCCTGGATGATATAGGAAACCGCCTCCGGAAATTCTTTTTCATGTTGTTTCCTCAGCTGTTCTGTGTTCAGCTTTTGGGAGTCAATGCACCACATCCAATTATGGTTAACATTTCCCACATTAATTCCCGGAAATCTTTCCGTCTTCAGCGTCTCCCAAAAGTTGCGGTTCTGATAGGGGTCTTTCTGGTTCTCTTGTTGCTTAATCTTAAATTCCATATATCTTCCTTCATCAATGAGCAGAGTTTCAAACATCTATTGATGATAAAGCATATCGTCTGGAAATACAATTAAAGCAAGATTAAAAATCGCTCCTTAATCCGTCCCGAGCCCCTTATCGTTGCGCAGTTGTATTGCCTCGGCAATATGCGGCGCTGTGATATTTTCCGCCCCGGCCAAGTCTGCTATGGTTCTGGCCACTTTGATAATCCTATCATAGGAACGGGCGGAAAGATGCTTCTGCCTGAAGGCCTGCTCCAGCATGGCTTTTGCCTGCGGCTCCAATGGACAGAGCTTCTGCAGCATGGCATGATTCATCTGGGCATTGCAGAAGATATGATATTTTTTGAGCCGCTGCAGCTGTATTTTTCGGGCCGCTGCCACCCGCTGACGGATTTTCGCCGACGATTCCGCCCGCTTGGCTGAGGAAAGCTCCTCATACTTCACCTGCGGCACCTGAATGTGAATATCGATTCGATCGAGCAGCGGCCCGGAAATCCGCTGCGTATAGCGCTTGATTTCATAAGGCGTGCACTTGCATTCCCTGTCCGGAGAACCAGCATAACCGCAGGGGCATCCGTGCGGATAATTGTGCGGGTGCGGTAACGATAACAGTAGACTACCCGCCCGCCCCATCTCCCGGAACAACCACGCAGGAGCGAATCA